GTCGGCAATGATTAAGTGCGCTCCGCGACCGGCCAACGCGCCGCCCACACCGATGGCGAAGTACTCTCCGCCCTTTGTGGTGTTCCATTGGGCCGCTGCTTTGGCATCTGCGGCGATCGCCGTGTTGGGAAATATGGCCTTGTACTCGGGCGTATTGATGAGATTTCGCACTTTTCTGGCCATTACAACAGCCAAATCAGCCGTGTGAGAGGCCACAATTACCTTGTGATCGGGGTGCAAACCGAGGTACCAAGCCGGGTAGTAGATGGAAATCATCTGCGATTTGCCCATCCTGGGGGCCATTGACACCGCAATGCGGTTTTTGATGTTCTTCTCCACATCCATCAGCAGGTTTCCCAGCCGTTTTAAGTGGACTCCGAACTTATATGTGGGGTCCATGGCCGCAATAAACGCCAAAAAGTCCAGTTGACACATGTCAATACGCTTGCGGCCCTGCAATTCGTCCATCAAAGCCAGCAATTCCGCTGCTTCTGCTGACGGCAGACTCTTTACGATGCGATTTACGCGCTCCGGGGTCAAAACATCGTCGGTAATCACTCGCCAAGCACCTCAGAAACGTCCATTTTGGGCCGGTCGGACAACTTATCGGGGTTGGACACCTCGAAAACGTCGCCTTCGATGACTTTGGTAAGCCTTTCCCGCAGCATTTGCTCCAATTCCTCGGTGGGGCGGTGCCGCATGGTGATTTCTGTCTTGTCTGTGAACAACCCGACGTCTGAAATCTTACCCAGGAGCTCCAGTGACTTGATCCTGATGCGTGGGTCTTGGTTGTCGGACTCCAAGATCAGCTTGTTTGTGACGTAGGTCCGCAGTTGTGCAGCACTTTTGACCACGGTGCGGTCATATTCATTGAGTAATGCAGCCACATGCACGATTACCCCGGGGCTGGACAGGTCTGTGTCCGTGGCTCCTTGCTCCCCAGCGAAAATTGCCCGGCTCACCCGGCGATCTTCTTCTGTTGGCTCCGGCAGGTAGTCCAAATCTTCCAGCGCCGCAACGGCGGAAGCTACCCGGTCCCTCAAGTCTTGGAAGGTGGGTGCATAGTCTGCAAGTGGTACGTCGTAGTCGATGACCGGTGTGTACATGGCGGGGTGCGCAGCCGTTGTGTTGCAGTTAGTATAGTGTAATTTTTCACAGGTGTGTTTTATTTTTGGGGTGGGGGTGTTTCCCTTGGAAGGGGGGTGGGGTCTGGGGGACTGTATATTTGTACAGTTGAATGGTTTTTTGTGGTGGTAGCGGATGCAACACTCAGCGTAAGCGGACGGGCGGAGTCCCAAAGCCATAAGTGGGCCCCGGGGTGCGGTGGGGTCAACAGGGCGGGATTTTTTGAAGGTCTAACATTAGATAAACATCTAGACAACCACTTGACAACCCGGGCGCTTTGCGTTACAGTCTGGGTTCGGTCTGGTTATTAACTAGATCGAAATTCATCAACGTAACTCAAGGAAATCAAAATGACAAACGTCATCACTCTCCCATCTTTTGACTCTCATGCAAAAACCATCATTGGTGGTTGGAAATCTTTTGACAAAGCGCAGGACAAACTGTCCTCTGTGGTTTGCACAACCATGCAACGCTTTGTTGATACTTGGTTGGTTCAGGTTGGCAAAGATGAAAAGGCCGTCAAGGCTATGGGCAAAGCCATCCGGGATTCTCAGGTGGTGGTTGACGCATGCGCCACGGGTCAAATGGAGCGCAAAACCTTCACAGAGTATGCTCAGTCTGCCATGCGTGCATTGCATTATGGGGTTGAATTCACCCCATCATTGAAGAATGACGAATCCAAAAAACTGCCATTCTCCAAAAAATCCACCCCTGCAACGGCCAAAGCAGGTAAGGTTCAATCGACCACACGTGAAGAATTGGACAAAACAATATCCAAAGCCATTGCGCAGGCCCGCATATTGGGATTGTCGGAATTCAGTGCTTCAATGGTTGACCTTGCCATCGAATCATTGGACGGGTTCAAGGAAATCACAGAGTAAATTTTCTCGCCCCTCCAGCCCGCTTCGGCGGGCTTTTTTTTGTCCTCATTTTTCTTCGTCTGCGTGCGTATCATGCGCACGCAAAGCGTGATAGTAGTCGGACCGCGTGGGAGAGTGCGTGTGCGGGAGAGACCTCGCCGCCGGGCCCAGCATGGGATCTAATATTAGACGCCGTTGGCGTGGCAAACACTATCACCGAGCGGCAAAAAGCGTGTAACGCTGTAACGCAAATGTTACGCAAAATACGCAGTTTACGTTACATTACAACTGTAAGCATAAGGTTCTCGGAAAGCATCTAATATTAGATGAAATCCCCCCTAATACTAATAATAAATAAATATATATATATATATATATAGAGACGTGTAACGCTGTAACGCTGTTTACCTGAGCGGCTGGGAAATATTCCACAAGTGTAGTAGTAGGAGTTGTAGCGTCATTACCATTACTACTACTACACTGAGGGTGTTTTCCCGTGAATTCTCCAAAAACCACGTTACAACGTTACACGACAAGGTGAACCCAACACCCACGCCACTTTCCGCGCCACTTTAAAAAGTTACACGAGCGTTACAAGCCCCCCCTTTTCGTTACAAGCGAACTTTTCACGTACACCATTTATACTGGTAAACCCCAATCACCCTCAGTAGTAGTTGTAGTAATGGTAATCCCCCGTCTAATATTAGATGCCCATGCTACAATTACAAGCCTTACTACACAACCCACCCGGAGCCCCCAATGTCCCCAGCATTTGAAGACGAATTCCTAGCCCTGCTTGCCATATCCCCCCGCGTTCAAGCCGCAATCCGCGCCCTAATGCTTGTCCCCGAATCCCCCACAGGCCCCAATGCCACACGCGATGCCGACATCATCTTGCGCGTGAACTCAGGGGAAACCCGACGCGCCCTGGCCAACGAGTACCGCATATCCATCGACCGCATCAACCAGATTATGCGCGGCAACACTATCACCCAACCCAGAGCCAAGGCCCAAGCCCCCCAAACCAAACCCCTGACCGACCGCGAAAAAGAAATCCTCAAGGATTGGGGCGCGGACACCTCAGACGAACTCAGCGTCATCACTGCAACCAACCCACACCTCGCCGCCGATGTGTACCAAGACATCTACGAAAATGCCGACCTGCACGCCACCGCCAAGCGATTCAACATCACGGCGATCATGGCTGAGAAGCTGTATTTTGCAGAGGAAGCACGCCGAGAGAATGCCATGAAGAAGGAGAAATAAGCCCCCGCCATCTAATATTAGATGGCCCCCAGACTATTGACAAAGATCTATATATCTGGTACAATAGACCCATCGACTCAGAGATCGCTCTGAGTTACGGGTAGCCTTCCCCTTATGCGCCCCACGTTCTTTAAAAATCCATACAGGCCAGTCTATACGTAGATCTAACCATCTAATATTAGACGCATCAAACCGCCGCTCGGAAGTAATGTATACGAGAAACCTATAGGCAGAACCAGATTGCAAACGAACGCTAGCAAGCGAACCAAGAGACACATATCTGGATGACCCCTCCCTAGGTGAAAAGGCGTGCTGTAGCCAGTCAGCGCATCATGTGGTGTAAGTAGTAGTGTGCAATCAATGGGGTGTTAACGCATACCCAAGCACCGAACCCGATAGCAGGATGCAATCAACAAGCTATGTACCTAACTGGGCGTGTTCCTCTTGGCTAACCCCAATGAACCCTCGGGATGCGGGATGCCATCTAATATTAGACGGCAGTAAATCGCACCGACAAACCCTATCGTACCTACCGGGGAGATACCCCGAGTTGGACAGACCAACTGGTAGGCCATGTAATCGTGGCCTATCGGGTGAGTTGTTCACCAAACTATTCAAAGGAAATCAAACATGACACGTAACCAATTGCAAAACGCTGACCGCTGGGAACTGGTGGTCTACCTCGAATACTGGGGGTATCAGGTGTACGACACCGAATCCGCAGACGAACTGCGCGCCGTTGCGCTTGCCAACCACGACACCGAGACTGCCGGGCATGCCCTGGCCCTCGAAGACTACACAAGGGGTGAATGATGAAAACCAGTGAAATGCAACCGACCGCATGGAGATTTGGCATGCGCGACCCAAAGATCAACATCCTCATGCGTCAGTGGAATGGCATCCGCAAGAACGTGGCCCACATGGAGGACACAATGCTCAAGTTGATGGAGAACCCGCAATCCACGCCCGAGCAGTTGGCAATGGCGGCGAAGCTGTACACAAGCGTGACGCAGAAGCTGACCGACTGCGCTAGTGCGATTGACGACTACCTGTACCACGGCATCAAGCCCGTGCATATGATGAGTTGCCACGCATACAAAACAGGCGTTGAGAAACTTTGTAACTGTAAAGATTGGCAAGAAGAAGGCTAACCATGGAAGACTACCACCTGCCGATCTGCGTGGCGTGCTATGCCGTGCGTGTCGAACCCGCCCGCCGATACCTCAAGCGCCCCACCTGTGCTGGGTGTGGCGAGACCGAAGCAAGGGCAGTGCGACACACCGTGGTGCCCATGCCTAAATCCAACTACATCCTGGTCACCGACTTGTCTCTGCTCAAGGGACTCAACTCATCACACAAGGGGAACACATGAACCGCAAGCCAAAAGAAATGCACGAGAGCAATCCGTTTTTCCAAGCCTTAATCGGCAAGACCGTATCCGCTGTCGAATACGTGGACGACTACGAAGAGGGCATCACGATTCGATTCACCGATGGGTCGATGCTCTGCGTGTCCGAGCGCATGCAAGCCGGACAGATTGAGGTGTCTGCCTCTATTCGCCCCATCTAATATTAGATCAACTGGAGAAACCAAATGACAACAACACACACAAACCTAGCCCTGCATCTTGAGCGTCACAAGTACAAACGCGGGCAATACAAGAACTCCGCACCCCTGTGCGGATACAAGCGACAACGCAGTCATGTCAGGGTGCTACGGCGCAACGACAACGCAATGGTGGTACGTATGTACTCCACCGACATACTGACTGCCTATGAGGATGGGCGCATTGTGATCGACACACGGGGCTGGTACGACCGACCCACTACGAAGGCGAGACTCAACGAGGCGTTTGGGTTCGTGCCGTTTCACATCGGCATCGGTTCGTGGAGTGTCAAGAGTCTCAGCCAGCACACCCTGCGTGTCAACCGAACGCTATACAAATACTATGACGGCATTGAGTTGGATGGCGAGGGCGAGATACTCAACGGCGTCCAAAGGTTCGAGGCGCGGCACGTAGACAAAGAAGATATTGCCAATTTCCGTGAGGACATAAAAGAGTCAGGGTTCAAGGCGGTGTTCCCTGTGCTTGCCGCTAACGTGACGGACGACCTACCTCGGCGTGGCTGGGATGCGAAGTCAGTCATCAGGCATATCACGCGAGAGTGCCATGCCAACGATTGGCCTGAGATCGTGGCCCGCTATGCGTTCAGACGCGAGTGGAACCGAGAGTCGGAGAGGTTAACAGTCAAACAAACATGGGCTCGGCTCATGTCAGCTATACGAAAGGAGTTTATGGCAACATCAATCACAGACATAACCAGCGTTCCCCTGTAACCCGCATCTAATATTAGATGAATCAATCAACTTAGGAAATTTAAATCATGTCAGTCACTAAATCAACCATGCGTTTGTCCCTCAACCAAGCCGCGAATCTCATTCGCCATGTTGGCTCATCCAACACTATCATCCTACGGGGTCGGCCCGGTATCGGCAAGTCAAGCATCCTATCGATGCTGGCCAAAGACCTGCCCGACTACCAGATGTGCTACATCGACGTGGCCAACCTCGACCTCGGCGATCTGGGTATGCCTGTCATCGACAAGGAAGCGATGATTACCAACTACGCACCCAATGCGAGGTTCGGTATTGGCCGTGGTCAGACGCGCCCTGTCTGTCTAATGTTAGACGAGCTAGGCAAGGCGTCTCGCCCTGTGCTCAATATGTTGTTGCCTACCATCTTGGAGCATCGCATCGGTGATGTGCCCCTGCCCACCGGGTCTATCGTGTTCGCTACCACCAATCTGGATACCGATGGTGTGGGTGACAGCATCCCAGGCCATGCCTACAACCGCATGACTGAGGTGGAGGTAGATGTGATGTGCGATGACTGGCTAATCTGGGCGGCAGACAACGACATTGCCCCTGAGATCATGGCGTTTGCCAAGCAGAACCCCGAGGTGTTTCAGTGCTACACAACGCTGGGCAAGAACGAGAAGAACCCCTACATCTTCAACCCATTGAATGGCAACACCCGAGCGTTCTGTTCGTTGCGTTCGATGGCGAAGGCCAGCAACATTGTCAAACAACGCAACGTGTTGGGTGACGCTACCCTGCCAGCACTGGCCGGTACGATTGGCGAACCTGCGGCGCGTTTGCTTGATGCCTTGGTGCATCTGGCTGACCAGTTGCCACTGTTCGAGAACATTGTGCGTGACCCACACAAGACCAAAGTGCCAGACACCGACAGCGTGGGTGCGTTGTTCATCCTGTCCTTCATGTTGGCTGGGCGTGTCAATGCGGACAGCATGGACGCGGTGATGACCTACACGGCGCGTTGGAAGTCATTCGAGGCCAATGCGTTGTTCATCTCCACCTTGGCGTCCAACAAATCCAAGGTAGGTATGGCGTGTCGCAATCGCAAGTTCACCGAAGCCGCCGCGAAACTCGGCAAGTACTTCTAAGGGCACAAGATGTTAATCACTGAACGAACCTCAGACGGGCGCACAACTGTGCGCTTACACAAAGACTGGAACCCAAGCCGCATCGGCAAGGCGTACACACCCCCACCGCAGAACAACTTAGATTCTCGCTACGCTGAGATGTTGCAGACAGGACTGCTCAACGAGCGGTATGGCGCATCTAATATTAGACGGAGGTTTTGATGGACGCCATTGCGATGCGTATTGTTTTATTGGTTGCCATCATTGTGGTGGCGTTAGATGTTTTACTTTGGAGAAACTAACATGGATGTTTGGAGCACAGCAAGACTATTGAAGACCCCCGGTGTAGATGCCGATGTGTATGTAAGCCCCTCAACCATATCTAATCGCACCAAACGGGGTGCACAGCGTATGTTGCGTGATGGGGTGTACCAAGGTGGTTGGTATAGCAATACCCGGCGGTTGGCGGTGTTGGTGCGGGATACAGCCAAGTACCCGCCGTTCATAACCTCTAACCGCTTGAGACCCGGCGGTTCCTCTCAGCAATACTACGCAGGGACAGTCGCTCTCCACAACTACGAGGTGCCCATTGAGGTTGCCTCTGAGGTTATTGAACTTATGCGGGCTGACTTGGCGGTACACAGACTCACCAACCCAGTCGCAACCCAAAGTCGGAATAGTTCTTTCAATAGACAAACGCAAATTCTTGAGAAGTGGGACGCTGAGAAAACACCTTTTGACGACAAGATTTTCTTCTTCCAAGATGACTACGCCATCCAAGCGATTGACTTGATAAAAGCAACCCGCACCCCTGCACAGATCGAGCAAGCTGAAGAACTTGCGGCAAGGCTTGACTCAGCAGATCGTATCTACATCACTAACTGCAACGGAGAATGACATGGAAGTATCAGATCGAATCAAGAAGGCGCACATCGCCATCATGCAACACAAAAAGTTCTGCGCCTACTCTGGCGTGTTGGCTTGTGGCAAGGTAGAGGTACGCAAAGACCTGCCCACCGCCGCAACCGATGGTTGGAATGTGTACTACAACCCCGACTTTGTGCAGTCGTTGTGCCCGAGTGACCCTGAGTTGCGGTTCCTCGTACTGCACGAGGCTACACACAAGGCGTATCGGCACCTCCACTTGTGGCAAACATTGCACGACGAAAACCACATGCTGGCTAACCAAGCCGCTGACCAGTTTGTCAACCTGTCCCTGGTCGATACCGATGCTGGCGAGGGGTTCGTGAAGATGCTCTCAATGGGTGTGATGCCCGATGAAAAGTATCGGGGCTGGTCGGTCAAGCAAATCTTTGATGACCTCAAGCAACAGCAACAGAAGTCCGGCGGTCAGGGTCAAGGCGGCGAGGGTCAAGGCGATGGTATCGATGACCATATGTGGGGGGACGCTACTGAGCAGACCCAGGAACAGCAAACCAAGCAAGCCGAGGAGATCGCAAGGGCTGTGCGTCAGGGTGAGTTGTTGCGGCGCAAGCTGGCTGGCAAGGGCGTTGGCGATAGGGATGGTGTGTTCGGTGACTTGCTGGCACCCAAGGTTGACTGGCGCAAGGTGTTGCGTGAGTTTGTCCAAGAGACTTGTGCAGGGCGTGACGAGTCCTCATGGCGCAGACCCAACCGCAGGTTCCTGGCTGACGATATCTACATGCCATCCATGATTGGCGTGACCCTCAACGAGTTGGTGGTCGGGTTCGACACATCCGGGTCTGTCTTTGGCGGTGAGGAGATGACCATGTTTGTGTCCGAGATCGCGGCCATCATCGAGCAAGTCAAGCCAGCCAAGACCCATGTGATCTATTGGGACACGAAGATCGCCGGACACCAGACATTCGAGGGCGGTCAGTTTGCTGTGCAAGACCTCAAGATCAAGGGGGGTGGGGGCACCGATGGCGCGGTGTTGTTCGACTACCTGCGTGAGAAGCGCATGAACCCGCAAGCTGTCATCCAGTTCACCGATGGGTATGTCGGTAGCTGGGGTCGGTCGGAGTGGCCTACGCTGTGGGCCATCACCACTAACGAGCAAGCGCCCTACGGCGTAAACATTTCACTGGGAGATTGACATGGGATTATTTACACGAATGATCGACTCAGTGCTTCAAGCATCATGGGACAGAGTGCGGCAAGCAAAGCTAAGCGAAGCGGGGACGATGCTTAATTCTGCTAGTCCCTCCATGGGGGAAAACCAAGTCCCTGTTCGTACATTCTCAATACACACAGCGATCAATGGGCAGTACATCGAGTTCCTAAGATTTAGGTACAACCCCAACGGGCCGGATGAACGCGAGCACTGCGTATACCTGATTAGGGATGACGAGCCGCTGGTCGATGCGATATCCACTGTGCTGGTGCTTATGAATGGCAGAGAGGACGACTCCAAGTGACCCGCGTGTATTGGGCGAATATCTACGACCACGAGTCGAACGAGTACATCGCCTACGCCTATACATCTGAGGTCAAGCGTGTCATCGAGAATTTGCCCGCAGGGTGGGTGCTGTGCATTGATGGCAAATGGGTGGCGCGTACCTCCCAAGGACTACGCGCGGACTTTGATTCAAAAGATGAAGCACTATCATTTTTAACCCTGCTCGTAAGCGCAGGAAATTAAGGAAAACAACATGAGCACTTTATTTTGGCGGTTTGTAATGGGTACAAAAACCGAACCCTGCTGGGAGGTTCACCAGCGTCGAGAAAAGGGACTGGCATCAATACTTGTGGCGTATGCCAAACGCGCTAAGGATGCTGGCTGGTTCGTTCGCATTGGCAACATGAACGGCCACCTCGAAGACGAAAAGATATACATTGATGAGAATGTATTTCCGCCATCGTTTATGACGAGCATGCTCCACATGACGCATACACCCCCAGGGGAATGACATGGGATACAGATCAGATGTAGTGGCTCTTGTCTATGCGATACACGAACCATTCGTTGGACAAAATAGCGTACTCACCATCGACAAAGAAAAGAGATACCCCCTACTCAAGACTTTGATGAGCACAACATTCAAAGAGATTGCGGATATGTGGGGTAGTCATTTCAAGTGGCACGACATTGATGGGGTGCTCGTATTCAAAGCCAATGATGCTAAGTGGTACGAATCAGACCAAGACATATTGGCGTTTGAAAACTTTCTAAAAGAAGTTGAACGCTGTGGGTTTGAGTTTGAGTTTGTTCGTGTCGGGGAAAACCGCGATGACGTAGAAAGACACGAGTCTTCCAGAGCCCTTGGGTTTCTTCAAGTGGAACTAAAAATTCGGATTGATATATGAAAGGCACATCATGGAACTAACTGCACAACAACTTAAAGAACTCGACCCCAAGCGGTTCGAGCAAGAACACCACGACTGGCAAGAGCACGGCGCTTTGTGGGATGAATGGTTTGACACTATTGAGCAAAACTTCACCGATGAGATGGCGGCACACGGCGTCCAGGTGGAAAGAATAGCGTTCAACGGGTTTTATTGCCAAGGTAGCTACGCTTGTTTTGACGGCAAGATCAATGTTCACAAGTGGATGGCGGCTGAGATCTATGACGATGGGCAGACCTATGCCGAGGCATTCCCTGCGCTGTATTTGGCCACTGAACAAGACAGGTCAACAGTATTTGTGAGTTCATCCCACAAAGGCGATGCTCGCTTCAGTTTTGAGGCGGCGTTTGACCAGACTCAGCCAACTGGGATATTTCAACATCTTGACGAGGACGCATGGCATGAGTTGGTCGCACAGCAAGATGACGCATCAAACCTGGAATCTAATATTAGATGGTTTATTGAATCAAAGAACAACGAGTTGTTCAAGCAACTGCAAGACGAGTACGAGGACTTGACGAGTGAGGAATCATTCATTGGGTCATGTGAGTGCAACGAAGTAACTTTTAACCTGGAGAACGACGATGAAGTTTGTAATTAAATTTGAAGACCATCAGGTCATCTTGAACGAGGCGCAGTTGGAGGTGTTTATGAATGCCCTTGCGGGTGCCGAAATGCTGGTTGACCACAGGGTAGACAAGGGCACCGGAACCCACGGGTATGGCATGGAGTACATCCACAAAATTGGCACCTTGCCCGCCACCGCTATCCGCGCAAATGTGTTGGACGAGACCACCTACGGCGCAATTAAATTCATCACTGCACAAGGAGCTAAAAATGACTGATAACGTAATGGCTGGCGTGGCACGCGCCGCAATGTTGGTTGACCTGCAAATCTCGATCTACTCGGGCAAGAAGCAGGACAAGCGCACACAAGACGAGGTGACCACCTCCAAGGGGTCGGGGTCTAAACGCGCCGCCTCTGTGTACAAGAACTTGTTTGCTGAGTGCAAAGAGTTGGACGAGATCACCAAGTTTCAAGCACGGGCCCGCACTGAGCACTACCGCTTGACCCAACCTTGGAATGACTATGGTGCGCGACTGTTGCCCACCGCACTGTTGCAGGACTACAGCAAGACGATCGACCGCTATCGTGTGGAGTTTGATCGCTTAGTGGATGTGTTCCTCAACAAGTACGACCTGCTGGTTGCCGCCGCCGCGTTCCAGTTGGGCTCACTGTTCAACCGCGATGAATACCCAAGCCGTGTGCAGGTTGCCCGCAAGTTCCGCATGGATGTGTCATACACACCATTGCCTACCTCTGGTGACTTTCGCTTAGATGTTGAGAACGAAGTACAGCGTGACCTCATACGCCAGTACGAGAAGCGCCTGGAGGTTCAGTTGCAAGCCGCCGCCCAGGATTCGTGGAGCCGACTGCACGATGCGTTGCACCGCCTGAGTGACCGCTTGGTGGTTGAGGAGGATGGCAAGAAGCGCAAGTTCCACGACACCATGGTGACTGGTGCGGTTGAGTTGTGCGAGTTGTTGACCCAGATGAACATAACCAAAGACCCTGCGCTGGAGAAAGCTCGGCGTAAGTTAGAGGAGGTATTGTCTGGGGTAACGCCTAAAGAGTTGCGTGAAGAAGATGGCACCCGCATCTTGGTCAAGCAGAAAGTTGATGAAATCCTGGGTGCCTTTGATTGGGGAGTAGACGATGGTAGCGATGAAGATTCGGGTCAAGCGTTGGGTGATGCTTGATGCAAAAAAGCAACTCGACAACTGGATGTGTAGAAGAAAGGACACGATGAAAGATGATGAACGAGAGTACAGATACGAAGAACGCGATGGGGGGTTTCTCCTCAAGTGCTGGCATGACGGTCGGGAGGCTACGACCAGAGGCCACTATCACGAGCGCCCAGCGTGGCTTGAGCCAATCCTCGCTGTGGCAAAGATCAGCGGGTCGGCAAAGCGGGTCAAGGAACCTCCGCCGGATTTTATTTGCTGGTTTCGCACCACTGCGTCCGGCGCACTCACCGAGTTTATTGAACTGGAATGACATGACATACGACAACCTGACCGACCAAGAACTCTTACGCCATGTTGACGGCATGACGGGGCTTACCAAAGTCCTTGCTGAACGTCTTGAGATGCGCTTGAGAGACATCGAGGAACTTGAGCATGCGCTTGGCAAGCGACTGCCCAAGGACGACAACAACCCCGCGCAGATGCGCTTGTTTTAACCACCATCTAATATTAGACGGAGCACAACATGCCTGATATGCAAACAGCACTCAACAAAGTTTTAAACAGTTGGAATCAACCAGAGATCAAACCCGTGAACACAACTCAACCAACCAAACACGCACACCTTTTAAAATTCAAACCAACCAACAACGTGACCCGCGTCACGTTTGACTACATCAAAGCCCACCCAGGCACCACTTCTGCTGAGACCACCAAAGCGCTTGTAGCCGAGGGGTTCAACTACGGATCAACATCCTCCATCCTCTCCCAGTTGATTGCCCATGGGCAAGTTAGGCGGGACGCAGAGCGCAAACTCTTTGCCGCAGTCAAGGAGTATGTGCCGTTGAAGCGGCATATAAAAATGCCCAAGGGCAAGCGAATCGTCACCGCCCCTAAAAAAGCCAAGGAAGTCAAAGCGCCCAAGCAGGTTGCGCCGCCAGCGCCCAAACAAACCGATCTGCTAGCTACCATGAACATCAAAGATGCACGGGCTTTGTACGATGAACTCAAGAAGATTTTTGGTGGGTGACATGAAGGCCATATTGGAATTCACATACCCCGAAGATCAGGACAGACTGCGTCATGCTTTAAACGGGGGTAAGGCCATTCACGCACTGACCGACATTCAGATGACGGTTCGTAGCTACTTCAAGCATGATGCCGACCCATTGATGGTGCTGGCGCTTGTCAGGGACTTAACCAACACAGCGCTCAACGAGTGCGGGGAGGAGTGATGGAGACCATCCTTGTAACGATTCTGTTGGGGTTCATAGGCATGGTGATTGCGGGGTTTGTGCTGGTAGCCCTGATGCACCTGTGGTTTTGGATGGACGAGAACGAAAGGGGGGATAGATGAATAAGCTGATCGGGAAATACGACACCATCAAGAACTGGGGTCCCATTGGCAGCCTTGAGTTGAAGTTGGCGGTGGCAAAGGCAGAGGGCTACGCCATTCGGGTTGATGAAACAAGGTATCACCACGTTGTTGACGGGACAACTGTTACATCGGTGGACGAGAGCAAGCCAAAATATTATTACTACGGGCCTCAAGAATTACTGTTGCCCATGCTTAACCCATACCGCATTGCAATGGAGTTTTATTTGAAGGAGAAGATGTGAACCCAAAAATCGAAGCGTTAGTTAAAGCATCTGGGTGCGCTGATGTGGGTGAATTGTTTGATCGGTCAATTCGGCTGGGTAGTTTTTTACACCAGTTTAAACAGGAGCATGGACGGCCTATGACCCCCACTGAAATGAAATACCTTGAGGCAGTGGTACACGCTACACCACAGGAGAAGACATGAACGAAGAAGACGAAGCATTCGAGGAGCTTGCGATGAAGCAAGGTCATTGGCAACACACAAGTGGATGGAGAAAGAAACAAATCATGGACAAAATAGAACAAGCATTCCCCAACCCACACAGGACTGACATGACAGGCATGACCCTGCGCGATTACTTTGCGGCAAAGGCTATGCAAGGGATGCTTGCAAGCGGTAATTTACCAAAGACGTTGCCTGATGCCGACTTAGCAGAGTGGGTGTACGACTTGGCAGACGCAATGATTGCCGCAAGGGACAAGTCATGAAACTTTCCGAACAGAACAAATTTGCATTGGCATTGCACGATGTGCCGATGTGCGCCGTATGCAACAAGCGTGTTGAGCGCATGGAATCCGAATACGACATCAACACATACCAAAAGCGGTTTCGTGTTTACTGCCACGGACAAACGGAAGATGCGTTTCTCAGCGACATGGACATTTGGGACGCAGACAGTATTCGCATGGGTCAGGCATTCATTGACAAGCTACCTCAACCACAACTGGAGAACAAATGAACAAACCTATTACATCCAATAAATTTGTTACAGACCTGTGGAGCATGACGCAAATGTTGATTGACGAAGCAGTCTTGGCCGAGCGTGAGGCGTGTGCAAAGTTTGTAGACCACATTCTTAAAGAAGGTGGTGGCACATGGGGCGATGCCATCAGGGCCAGAGGAGAGAACACATGAGCAAATGGGATAGCCACAAAGGCAAGGGCAACACAGCTTTCAACGCACTGGCGCAAGCTAGTGATGTTGCGAACATGACACGCGAGCACCATACGTGGATGCACAGCCGGGGAAAGTTGTGCTGGAAGTGCCAGAAACAATCCGTGCCAGAAAAAGGGTGCATCATAAATCTACAGACGGGGCTTCACAAATACGTGTGCAAGCCCTGCGTTGATGCGCGTAGCGCGAAGGCGACGGTATGAGTTGGCACAACCCAATATTCAAGTATTGCAAAGACGCATTGAGGGCAAGAACTTTGCAAGAGATCATCTCCAAAGAACTGCGCGAGGCGCAACTCAACAAGCTTGAGGCAGAAAGTGGCGTTGAGTACGCGAAATCGGTAGTGGCCTACAACGAGCAGCGCATCGTGCGTTTGCAGAAGAGACTAACTGAACACCCAACAGAAGGGGACGGCGCATGAAGGGCGGCGCACGACCTGGGAGCGGACGCAAGCCCACACTGATTGATGAACGCCGAGCACTTGTACTGCGTGAGCAAGGCGAGTCAATGCAAAAGATTGCCGAGCGGTTTGATGTTAGCCTCCAGGTAATCAAATACTTTTTTAAAAAACGAAAGCGACTCACCAATGCCCAGCGTTGACTTTGCCTCATGGCATCCAACCAATCTTGTAAGGTTTGCGCAAGACGCGCAGGCCAAAATGGATGCCCAAGACAAACAAATTGCCCAGCTTCAAGACGACCTGCGGGTTGCCATTGATGCGTACCGGGTGCTTATAAACCGCCAATCAAAGGACACGCATGGCCACCACCCCTGAATCCAAAGTCAAAAAGAAAGTGCATGCCTTGCTCAAAGCGCATGGTGCCTACGCGGTGAACTACATCGGCGGGCAGTACGCCAACAACGGAACCCCCGACATATTGGCATGCTTCAATGGGTTCTTCATCGGCATAGAGTGCAAGGCTGGGCGCGGGGTGCCCACTGCCTTACAGATTAAAAACCTGCGCGACATTGCCAAGACCGGTGGGTTGGCACTCATCATCAACGAAGATAATCTTGCCTACCTAAAGGAATCCCTCAATGACATCAAACACGCCCAATCCAATTACCACCTTTTTGCAAGAGAAGCGGAAGGTGAGTGATGCCGAGCGCAAGATCATTCAGCGCAGAGAGCGCGACCGCGAACGCAAACAACTAAAGAAACCCCCCAACGCATGAACCTTATTACGTTGGACTTTGAGTCCTACTACGACCAGGAATTCAGCCTGTCCAAGCTGACCACCGAGGAGTACATCCGCTCCCCTCAGTTTGAGGCGATCGGCCTGAGCATCAAACACGGCGATGCGCCGCCCCGGTGGTACCCACAACCCCGGGTGGCCGAGGCGTTGGCCAACGTTGACTGGAGCAATGCGGCGGTGCTGGCTCAGAACACGGCGTTTGACGGAGCCATACTGCGCTGGCGGTATGGGGTGGAGCCGAAGATGTGGCTGGACACCCTGAGCATGTCGAGGGCACTGTTCCCGCACGAGAAGTCACACTCCCTGGCGGCGCAAGCCAAACGCGCTGGCCTTGAGGCCAAGGGGGACGAGGTGCTACGCGCCAAGGGTAAGCGGTACGCGGACTTCTCCCCTGAAGAGTTGGTGAGTTACGGGGTGTACTGCGCCCATGACACCAACCTTGCATACCAGTTGTTCAACATCTACGCGCCGAAGTTCCCCAAGCTGGAGATCAAGCTAATCGACCTGACCCTGCGCATGTTCATTGAGCCTGTGCTGGAGTTGGACAAGGCGCGGTTGGTCAAGCACCTGGAGGATGTAAAGGAGCGCAAGCAAGACCTGCTGGACAAGGTACGCGACCAGATGCTGGCCGACATGCAGCCTGACTTTGTGCATATGATTTTCTCCGAGGGCACCGCAGGCATCAAGAAGTTGCTCATGTCCAACGAGAAATTTGCCGAAGCCCTGCGTTTGTTTGACGTGGAGCCTCCGCTCAAGCTAAGCCCGACCACGGGCCGGATGGCCTATGCGTTTGCCAAGACGGACGAGGCCATGAAAGCCCTGGAGGAGCACCCGGACCTGCGGGTACAGGCACTGGTGGCGGCGCGAGTGGGCAACAAGACCACCCTGGAGGAGACCCGCACCGAGCGGTTCATATCCATGGCAAGTCGTGGGGCGTTCCCGGTACCCCTGCGGTACTACGGAGCGCACTCAGGGCGCTGGTCTGGCCAGGACAAGATCAACCTCCAGAACCTACCAAGCCGGGGCGTGGATGCCAACGAGATCAAACGCGCCATCCTGGCTCCCAAGGGGTACGTTGTGATTGACTGCGACTCCTCGCAGATCGAAGCGCGGACGCTGGCGTGGCTGGCTGGGCAAGATGACTTGGTGACGGCGTTTGACAACAAGGAAGATGTGTACTCCATCATGGCGGCAAAGCTTTATGGCATCCCCGTAGATCAAGTTACCACCGGGGCAAAGAGTCAGCGGCAGGTGGGCAAGACCGTCATCCTGGGTGCCGGGTATGGGGTAGGTCACGCTAAGCTAAAGATGTTTCTCAAGACTGTGGCAGGGGTGGATGTGTCTGTGGACGAGGCCCAACGCATCATCAACACGTACCGCTATACATACTCGCGGATACCCGAGTTGTGGCGGCGGGCAGACAATGCGTTGATAGCGCTTGCCAGCGGGCACACAACCCAGATTGACGTGCACGGCCTTGTCCATGCCACGCCCCAAGGGATTACCCTACCCAGTGGGTTGCACATCCAGTACCCTGGGCTGGAGCGGGTGTGGGCTGACGGCAAGCCGCAATGGACATACCAATCCAAAGGCATGACGACCAAGGTGTACGGCGGGTTGATCGTGGAGAACTTTTGCCAAGCTGTGGCCCGGTGCATTGTGGGCGAACAGATGTTGAAGATCAGCAGTCGGTACAAGGTGGTGTTGACGGTGCACGATGCCATTGCTTGTATCGCACCTGTTGACGAGGCCAAGGAAGCCCGCAGGTTTGTCGAGGAGTGCATGTCCTGGCGTCCGACCTGGGCGCAGGGTTTACCGTTGGCGTGCGAGTCCGGCATGGGAGCAAGCTATGGCGATTGTTAATAAACCCTTGTTGGATAAATTCTTCGATAAAGCGGTGTTTACGGAGTTTGGGATACCAATGAACTTTTCCGACAACATTCCAAGAGATAAGGTGCAGACCTTCGTGCTGTCTTCTGAAGTTGCGTTAGCGGCGGAGACACTGGTTAGATCATCTACGTTTAAGCCAACTCCGCTGGATGAGCTACACATGCCCTACGAGCACACGGCAATCGAGTACCCGCTGACGCCTGCAATACAGAAGCTACGCGATAACGGTATTGTGGATGGGATTATCCCGGTGACTCGGGTAGGGGCATACATCCGCAAGATAAATAACAACGTGTTAACCTGCCTTCCCTATTGGGAATACATAGACGGTAGCGTACAGCATAGCCTGTTTATGTTTATGTTTGGGTTGAGCCACGAACAAGGAGCACAACTTCAATTTGCAGGGGCCAATGGCCAAAACTCAATACCGGCAAACTTTATGCCCTGTGTGTCGCTTATTAAAGCTGCACAAACTGCAAAGTTAACGCCCGAAAAGTTTGCTGAGCTTACAGCAAATGATCCGCAAGTACAGCAGCACATTATGGAAGCCGCTGTAGAAATTCCAACGCTGCTGTTTGCCTCGTACATGCTGCTTAACTGCCGAAGTGGTGTGGGGCAGACCCGGATTGCAGCGTCAGTCCCTCCTAAGGGGTTGAAACTGGGCGGTAAAAAGAAAAAGGCGTACACCGCAAGCGCCTACACTTTGCTGCATCTACAAGAGGTTGAAGTGGTTACGGCTGGAGGACATGTAAGCCAACGAGCCGATGTTGCAGCCCACTACGTGCGCGGGCATTTTAAGCAGCGCAAGAGCGGACTCTATTGGTGGGGGGCATTTGTACGCGGCACCGGACCGCTTCGTAAACGCGCAGCATACATAGTGGAGGACTGCTAAAATCTGCCATCCAAACAAACAAAGAAACTTATGGCACTTGCACATTCCTATTCAGCAATCAAAGATTTTGAAAACTGCGCACGCAAATACCATGAAGTCCGCATACTTAAAAAATTTAAACAGGAGAACACCGATGCCACGTTATATGGCACAGCGGTGCACAAAGCATTTGAAGACTACATCAAAGACAAGACCCCACTACCCCCACAGTTTGAACAGTTCAAGCATTTCATTGAGCCCCTTGCTAACCTTGGAGGGGACATTCGATGCGAAGAAAAACTGGGTATCCGAGTTGACTTTAGCCCGTGTGGCTTTTTTGACAAAGATGTATGGTTCCGGGGCATCCCCGACTACCTTGCCATCAACCGAGAGCGAGGCGTTGCCCGTGTGGCCGACTACAAGACCGGGAAGTCAAGCCGGTACGCCGACTCAGGCCAGCTTGAACTCATGTCCGCCATGATTATGGCGCACCACCCCGAGGTCAACACCGTCAAGGGGGCCTTGCTTTTTGTCGTGGCAAGCGATGTAATCAAGTCTGAGTTCAAGCGCGATGCGCTGTCCGAAATCTGGTCGAAGTGGGCAGGCCGGGCCGGACGTATTGAGCAAGCACTGGAGAATGGGGTGTGGAATCCCAGCACCAGTGGCTTATGCAAGTTCTGCCCTGTAAAGACTTGTGCTTATAACTAGGAGGCCATATGGCTAGAGACTACGCGGCGGAGTACAAAAAGTACCAGGGTACTCCCGACCAGATCAAGAATCGAAGCAACCGAAACAAGGCCCGCCGGGTTTTTGAGAAGGCAAACGGCGACCTGCCGGGCACTGTGGATGTGGACCACAAACGCGCCCTGTCCAAGGGCGGCGACCCAGTTTCTCTGCGCAACTTAAAGGCTACCCCCAAGGAAGCCAACCGCAGTTTTGCCCGAACAAAAACAAACGGGTTGAAGTCTGAAACTTCCAAACGCGAAAGGAAAAAGTAAGCTATTATTTTGTTGCTTGATGAGCAGTTGTCAAGCACGTTCTCCTCTAGTTTTGCCGGGTAGTTCACTCTACCCGGCTCTTTTTGTCACCACAAATCAACACTATGCAAATCATCCAAGACAGGGCGCTCCTGTTTAATACGCGCAATGCCGAACAAATAACGGCACTCATCCCCAAAAGCAAGGTCATGTCCGAGCAAAATGGGGAATCCCAGGTGCTGGTCAACTGGGACTTTGACGAGGTACAACTGCTACGCAACCTGGGCATCAAAGACGCGCCAAGCCCCATCCTCGGGCGATACAACTGGCCTGGGGTGTATGTGCCGTTCGAGCACCAACGAACGACCGCCGACTTCCTCACTCTGCATCCGAGATGCTTTGTGTTCAACGAGGCAGGCACAGGCAAGACCAGTGCGGCGGCATGGGCAGCGGACTATCTGATAACCCATGGCCGAGTCAATCGAGTGTTGGTGGTGTGCCCGGTGTCGATCATGGAGACGGCATGGCGGGCTGACTTATTCCGCACGGTGATGCACCGCACAGTGGCGATCGCCCAGGGCACCAAGAAGCAACGACAAGCAATCGTGACCGGAGATTACGAGTTTGTAATCATCAACTTTGACGGCGTGAAGGTTGTTGCAGAAGAACTTAGGAACGGCGGGTTCGACCTGATTATTGTGGACGAGGCCAACGCCATTAAAAGTGTGCAGACCGATCGCTGGAAGATGCTTGCAAGTCTTGTCAAGGCCAACACGCGGCTGTGGCTTATGACGGGTACCCCTGCGGCGCAGTCACCCGTGGATGCGTATGGTCTGGCCAAGCTGGTCAACCCCAGTTCTGTGCCGTTGTTCTTTGGGTCATTCCGCGACAAGGTGATGAACAAGATCACGCAGTACAAGTGGGCCCCCAAACACGATGCCAAAGACACGGTTCACAAGGTATTGCAACCGGCTATACGCTTCACCAAAGAAGAGTGCCTGGACCTACCCGACATGCTGTTCACCACCAGGGAGGTTCCGCTGACAGCGCAACAGCACAAATACTACGAGGCCATCCGCAAGCAGATGATGATGGTTGCCGCAGGCGAAGAGATCACAGCACCCAATGCCGCAGCACTACTCAACAAGTTGTTGCAAATCTCCCAAGGCGCGGCGTATACGGACAATAGAGATGTGGTTGCGTTTGATGTAAGCAACAGGCTCAACGCCCTGCTGGATGTGATTGACGAGACCTCCAACAAGGTGATTGTCTTCATACCATTTCGGCACTCGCTCAATATCTTGGAAGAAGAACTTGCCAAGCGGTCCATCACAACTGAGTCCATACACGGCGACATACCCGCATCCAAGCGCGGGGAAATAATTAAAAGGTTCCAGACCGAAGATGACCCCCGGGTGTTACTACTGATACCCCAAGCGACTGCTCACGGGATAACCCTAACCCGCGCAGATCAAGTTGTCTGGTGGGGTCCTGTAGCATCAACAGAAATCTATATGCAGGCCAACTCCCGGGCACACCGGGCGGGCCAAACCAACAAGGTAACCGTCACTCACCTGCAAGGGAGTCCGGTTGAGCGCAGGATGTACATCATGCTCCAGAGCAAGATTGACATGCACTTGGACCTTGTAGAGTTGTACAGACAAGAAATCGCTTGACAGCGTAATTTGACACTGTATAATTTGTTTCGTGGGGGGTTGATACGATGGGTTAGCGCCATCGTGTCGCACCTTGTTGTTGAAACACACTGCTTTATGTGAAATCAACCCCCCACACCCGTCAACACAAATCAAAGGAAATCGCATGGATGCAAACCAACTGGTAAAGGTGTACATAAAGATACGCGATGCCAAAGACATTAAACAAAAACAAATGGAAGAGGAAGTTGCCGCCCTTGAAGCGCAACTTGAACTCATAGAGGCAGAACTATTGGAAATATGCAAGACCACCGGTCAAGACGGTGGGTCCACACAGTACGGCTCGTTTCGCCGCGCCGTCAAAACCCGGTATTGGCCGTCCGACTGGGACAGCGTTTATCGGCTTATCAAAGAGCACAGTGCGCCCGAGTTACTTGAGCGCCGCATTCACCAGGGTAACTTCAAGGAATTCTTGCAAGCCAACCCTGACAAACTGCCAACAGGCATGAATGTGGATTCAAAGTATTCGGTCACCGTCCGTCGTGCACGTTAATCAACCAAAGGAAATCAAATGAGTAACATCTCTCTCTTCAAATCTGGCTCACACATCCCCGACTACCTGCGTAACGCTCCTGATGCAACTACCCGCGATATTGCTGGTAGCTCTGGCGGCAAACAAATCTCCATCAAAGGAGGCGTGTGGCGTATGGTCGTAGGCGGCGAAGAGGTTGCCAAGAACGAAGACCGGTCCATGAACTTTGTGGTGGTCGCCAGTGGCAAGGGCATCACCCGTACTTTCTACGCAGACAAGTATGAGGCAGGCAAGGACGTTAAGCCGGTTTGCTGGTCAGCAGAAGGCGTGGTGCCCAACTCTGAGGTACCCAGCCCGCAAAGTTCGGCATGCGCTACCTGCCCCCAAAACATTGAGGGCTCTGGTGAGGGCAAGTCCCGCGCATGCCGATTCAGCAAGCGTTTGGCTGTGACTGTGGAGAACGATATCAGCGGCAACGTGTATCGCCTGTCGGTGCCCGCCAAGTCTTACTTCGGTAAGGCGGACGGCGAGAAGATGCCCCTGCAAGCCTACGGCAAGTTCCTGGCAGGGCACGGCATCCCAATCACTGGCTTGGTGACTGAGGCCCGCTTTGATACCGCAGAGTCTGTGCCTGTGTTGAAGTTCCGCGCAGTGCGCCCGCTGACCCAAGACGAGTGGGAAATCGCCAAGGCCCAAAGCCTGACCGATGACGCCAAGATGGCCATTGAGTTCAAGATGGTTCCGTCAAGAGCAGAGACGGGTACCCCACTCGCCCTGCCCGAAACGTTCCAGGAAGCTGCTGTCCCCACTGAGGCTCCCGCCGCCACGACTGAGCCTGTCAAACGCGCCAGCAAGAAAGCCGCAGACGCGCCTCCACCTCCCCCCAAAGACGTAGCCTCTGTGCTCGCCGACTGGGGCACGGATGACTGAAGTCACAAGGGGGTACACCACCCTCTTTGTCCGTAAAGTGGAGGGGGCAGATCAAACTCTGCCCGTCATCCAGTTCGCAAGGCTTTGTATCGACCGGGAAATGCCGATCGCATCCATTGCCTTGCGGCTTGGTGTCACCCGCGCAACTGTGTATAACTGGTTCACAGGTAAAGCGACCCCACGGGCCCGACACATTGATTCAATCAGGAAACTTTCAAAACGCTACGGAGCCAAGTCGCTTCGGCGTAGTTGAGCGGTGAGGACATGTGAACAATTTTCTCGACTCCGTGTTGCCCACTCAGGGCACCTACTGTGCGGTCGGGATTAAAAGCAAGCTGGTAAAGCAGTCGTTTCACGACACTGTTGCGGATATTGATGCGGTTGCGGTTGGGCTGGATGCCCGGGGCGTTGATGCCTACTACGCACTCGCAAGCTTTGCCGACCCCGCGTTGGGGCGCAAGGCAGATAACGCAGCCTACCTACGTGCTTTTTTTCTCGATTTGGATTGCGGCACTGGCAAGCCGTACAACGACCCGGCCCAGGCTTGCAGCGAACTAGGTATTTTTGTGCGGACTACGGGTATGCCCGAGCCCACAATTGTGTTTTCTGGTGGTGGTGTCCATGTGTACTGGCCCTTGCTTGAAGACCTGGACGCAGACAAATGGCTGGGCATGGCCAAGCGCCTCAAAACGTTATGCCGTGAAAACAACCTACATGCCGACCCAGCGGTAACTGCGGATGCTGCCCGCATCCTGCGAGTGCCTGGGACAAACAACTACAAGGAAGCTACGCCGCGCCCCGTGCGCATCGTGAATGCTGGCCTACCAGTTGCTGTTGAAGATATTGAGAAGTGTCTGCCGCCCGCACCAGTTGACCTGACTGCCGCCAAGCAGTTTGGCATGGACGAGGCGACCCGCAATCTGGCCGTGGGGGACTACCCCACCTGTGACTTTGTGAGGATTGTCCAGCGCAGTTTGGCAGGCAATGGGTGCGCCCAGATGACCAAGGCCATCACCGAGGTGGCAACGCTTGAAGAGCCGCTGTGGCGGGCCGCGCTGTCGGTCGCTGTGCGGTGTGAGGACGGTCAACAGGCTATCCACAAGTTATCCAAAGGCCACCCAGGGTACAGCGGTCACTCCACAGAGGCCAAGGCGGCGGAGACCAAGGGGCCATACACCTGCGACTGGTACCGCATCAACTATTCGGCGGGGTGTGCCGGATGTACTCAGCGGATATCCAGCCCCATACTGGTCGGCAAGCGTGTGGAGATGCCCGCCGAGACCGCCGCAGTGACGGTTGCAGTACCCAACGCGCCCCCTGCCTCCCAGGCGTTTATTGTGGAAACTTCGTATGGAGATGCAGACGAGGGCGAGGGCCCCCGCATCACAGTGGAGATACCGCCATACCCCTACCCGTTCTTCCGGGGGCCCAGGGGTGGCGTGTTCAAGCGTGTCAAAACTGAATCAGGCGAAGAAGTTGAGATTGAAGTTTATTCCCGCGACCTGTATATAACAGGGCGGTTCTTTGACTCTGAGGAGTTTGGAGATGGCCTAGGGGAAATGGTCAGCATTGACCTGCACATGCAACGCGATGGTATCCGCCGGTTCTACGCCCCGGTGGCCGAATTGTTCTCCAAAGACAAGATGCGGGATACCGTGATTAAGAATGGCGTAATGGCTTATGGAAAACAACTGGACCCAATCATGGCTTATTTCTCGACAAGCATACGCAAACTGCAAGCGCAGTTCTCAGCAAACAAGACCCGCAGTCAAATGGGCTGGACCCCAGACATGCAGGGGTTTGTAGTTGGGGAGGTGGAGTACTCAGCCGCAGGCAACAAGCTGGCCCCGCCGTCAAGCGGAACCCGGCAACTAGCCCCAGCGTTTATACCTCGCGGCAACTTGGAGGGGTGGAAAAAGATTGCGGACTTCTACAATCGCCCCGGGCTGGAGCCTCACGCGCTGGCTTTGTTCTTTGGGTTTGGCGCACCCCTGCTTAAATTCATTGGCGGCACAGTAGTCAAGGGAGCGCTGGTACACCTCAAGTCCAACGCATCCGGCTCAGGCAAAACCACGGCGCAGTTGGTGGTCAATTCGATCTTCGGTAATCCCACTGATTTATTGATGACCAAGGACGACACCTACGCTTCCAAGATGCACCGCATCGGCATGCTCAACAGCATTGCATTCACCGTGGATGAGATCACCAACACAACCGATGAAGAGCTATCGGATACCGCATACGGGGTGACCACAGGCCGGGCCCGGCACCGCATGGAGGCATCAGCAAACAAGATGCGGGTCAACAATACATCGTGGTGCAACATCACTATCACGTCTGCCAATTCGTCCCTCATCGACAAACTTAGCCAGTTAAAAAGCACATCGGACGGCGAACTCAAGCGCCTCTTGGAGATTGATGTACCCACATTGCAAAACGTGACCAAATCGGACATTGATGAAGTCTTCAGCACGTTGGGTGAGCACTACGGCATAGCGGGCCCCATCTTCATGCAATACGTTTTGAATAACATGGATGAAGTCAGGAGCATGCTGGCGGAGATGCAAAAGAAGATTGACGATCGGCTGGTGCTGAACCAAACCGATCGGTTCTATTCCTGCATTTTGGCGTGTGCGTTTGTGGGGGCCATCATTGCCGAACGTTGCGGGCTCCACAGCATTGAGATATCGCGTGTGTACAAATACGCTCTGGAGGTAGTCGCCAGCAACAGGGAAGCCCAAATCGGCAGTATTGGCAGTCCCCTGCTAATTGCTCAGGAGACGCTATCCGCGTTCATTAACGAGAATGTTAACAACGCCCTGGTTATCAATAGCCATATTAAAGGGTCCGTGCCCCCCGCCCCAATTACCAACCCCAGGGGCCCACTGCGCCAGCGGTATGAGCCCGACACCAAAGAGTTGTTCATCACCGCCCAGGAGTTCCGGGCCTTCTTTGCCAAGCGTCAGGTGGACGTGCGCGAGGCCGTGCGGAATCTGGCCAAGGCAGGAATCATTAAGCACAACGGTCTTGCCACTACCAAGCGCATCGGTGCGGGAGCAATCGGCGGGCTGTCTGGGCTTAACGTGCGGTGCTACTGTTTTGACGGTGAGGCCATAGGATTAAATGAAACCGCATTCTCTGACCTTGCAGTCTGACCCGCGTGTCATAGTTGTCCATGGCATTGAGTACTTCGTGTACTGGGACAAGCTGGACGTGGGGGCATCGTTCTTTCTGCCCACCACTGCAACCCCCAGGCAGGTAAAGCTTTCTCTGGGTCCCGCCCTGCGGTCACTTGGCTATGAAGTGGAGCTACGCGCCCG